GATTTAGCTTTACTTCAAGAGTTAATAAAGTTTAATCATATGGGTAACTTTGACCGCGTAATGGCATTTATGGTGGGAATGTACCATACTAGAGAATTGTATAATTCAGAGGTTCGAGAAGTATTAGAGGATAGAACTGCAGACAAATGGTTTGATTCTAATTACTATTAGTGATATATTATAAAGTAAAAGGTAAAATTAAATTTTATGTTTTATAAGTCTTTAAATTAATTATTTTTGTAGGATATGTACTTAGGAGGAGAAAAAATACCACAGCAAAAACTCCCATTGTCTAAAAAGACTAAAAAATGGAGAGAAGCTTGTGTAAAAGCATTTATTGATTTATCTAGTAACGGGACAGGCGACAGAAGAAGCCAGTTACGTTCTTTGTACGATTACTATAACGGTGTAATTGAAGATTCTGATTATAATTATGTATTGAAACCTTACGGTAAGACACGTAAGAACTTTCCTTCTAAAATGCGTAATTACCCTATTATCAAACCTATCATTGATCTTCTCCTGGGTGAAAAGTCTAAGCGTCCTCTCAATTACACTGTTACAGTACAAAACTCTGATACTGTAAGCGAGAAGGAAAAAGCTAAACAGCAAGCTATCTATAAAAACTTAGAGATGCAATTCTTGAAGGTGATGGCTGAACAAAATCCTGAATTATTTGAAGGAGGCCAGATGCCGGAAGAGATTCCAATGCCTGAACAGATTGCAGAGCAATTTGATAATAGCTATGTTGATAATAGAGCTATCAAAGGGCAGTATGCACTTAATTATATAATGCAAGAGCAGGAGATCTATGATAAACTGCAAAAAGCATGGTTTCATTTTTTAGTTTCAGGTGAAGTATATACTCACAGAGGCGTTAGAAATAATGAACCTTTTTATGAGGTATTAAATCCTATTGATATAGATTACGATAAAGATCCTGATTTAGAGTTTGTTGAAGATGGAGATTGGGCGCTTGTACGTAAATACGTACATGCATCTACTGTAATAGATCACTACCACGATATTTTATCAGACCAGCAAGTTTTAGAGTTAGAAGAACCTAGACATGCCGAGCATGATAGTTACTTAATGGCTTCTAGTACAAGCACTGATCCTAATTCTTTCAGATCTAGACTTATTGAAGTTGTAAATGTTTATTGGAAATCTAGAAAGCGTATTGGTTTTGTAGAGTACATGGACGAAGAGACTGGGCAGGTGGAAGTGATGGAAGTTGAAGATGGATTTAAAATGCCTGCAGAGTTAAAAGAAGCAGGAGCTAAATTAAAATATGTTTGGGTTAATGAGGTATGGAAAGGAACTCGTGTTGATGGAAGATTTTACATAGACATTAGCCCTATTGCTAATCAGCGTTTGTCTTTAGATAATCCATCTAAATGTAAACTTCCTATTAATGGTAGAAAGTATTCAGATGTAAATAGTAATAATATTTCATTAGTATCCCTTGGAATTCCTTATCAGCTAAATTATAATATCTACAAGTATAGGCTTGAGCTTGCAATAGCGAGATCTAAAGATATAGTTGCGCAGTTTGATATTAACATGATTCCAAAGAAATGGGACATGGATAAGTTTATGTATTTTGTAGAAGGTACAGGTATTGCGTGGGTAGATTATAATAAAGAAGGTGTACAGCTTTCTCCACAGCATCAGTCTGTATTAGATATGTCTATTAAGACAATCGAACAGTACATTGTTTTACTTAACTCTATTATGGAGGAGTGGGAAAAACTATCAGGTGTTACAAGACAAAGACAAGGTGATATAGGTGCTTATGAAGGTAAAGCTTCTAGTCAGCAGGCTATACTACAGTCTTCTCATATTACAGAGGATCTCTTCCGTAAGTTTGGAAGAATGGAGCAAAGAGATTTACAAGCACTTGTAGATTACTCTAAAGAGGCATGGCTTTCAGGAAAGAAAACAATGTTTGTAATGCCTGACGGTACTACAGATTTTCTAGATATAGATTCTATGTCTTATACTGAAACTAACTATGGTATATTTGTATCAGATGCAGGTAAAGACCAAATGAAGTTAGATCAGATTAAAGGTCTTGCACAGGCAATGATTCAAAATGGAACTAAGACTTCTATGGTTGCAGAGATGTTTGATTCAGACAGTTTCCCTCAAATTAAGGCTAAACTTAAGAAAGCTGAAAAAGCTGCAGAAGAATTAGAAGCGGCTCAAGCGAAAGCTCAGCAAGAAGCTCAGCAGCAGCAAATGCAGTTAGATCAAATGAAGACAGAGCAGGAATCTTTAGATAAAGAAAAAGATAGACAAACTGAAATTGAAGTAGCTCTTATTAATGCAGAGTCTAAACAGAATCCTGAAGCAGATAGTTTTAATCTACAGAAAATGATTAAAGACTTTGAACTTAAGCAAAGAGAGCTTGATATAAAAGAGCAAGAGCTTAACGGTAAGATGCAGAATGATTCTAATAAGAATGATGTAGAGCAGCAAAAGAATATGATTCAAAGAGAGGCTAATAAAAATCCTAACAATGCTAAATAACCAGCAACGACGATCTATATTAGAGAGTGCTAAAGCTGCTGAGTATAAAGGCAGTGTATTGGATTTATTTAGACAGGCTGAGCAGGGAGTAGATATAACTCAAGTTATAAATCCTCCTGAGCAAGAAATGCTAACTGCGAGCACCCCCCAAGAACAACAAACTGGATTAAGAGAGCAGCATGCTCAAGGTAATACTCAAGCATCTATGGCTTTCCCAGATGTACAGCCTAATGCTGCATTTAATACTAAAGGTATGAAAGTGCCTATTGATATTACTAAATATAATGAGCAAGGACATCTTGTACAGTCGTTTAAAGATGTACCTCCAGGAATAGAGAATCTACCAACAGGACCTGAGAAAGGAACTGTTATTGAAACTCCTTCTTATAAAAAAGGTGGGTATAAACAAAAATATCAAAATGGAGGAGATCCTACTAAAAAATGGCCAGCTTTAAAAAGTTTAGGAGATTTTACTGTAACCTCTGATCCTAATTTTACGCAAGGTTATGGTAATATAGAATACTTTTCTCCAAAGCAGGATACTATTAGATATGAAATGGGTAATCCTGAAACTTATCGGCCTCATCCTAATCCTGGACAACATTCAGTTGTATATAATCCAAATAAATTTGATACTCAGGGAGAAGCAGATCAAGCTATAAGATTAGATCTATTACATGGAATGCCTGAAGCAGATCCAGAATATAAAAAGCATTATGACGAATTTAATAAAGCTTTTAAGAAAAGAAATAGAGGAGATATAGAACAAGCTTATAAGTGGGCTAAATCTGAAGGTCGTACGCAAGATGGCAGAAAAGGATGGGAAAGTAACTATTTAGATGGTACTATACGTAATCTTCTTTATGATGGGACTGATGAAGAATTTAGCGAAGCTAAGTATTGGCCAGATGCTAGAAAAGTTTATCTTAAAGACGAAAATACTAGAAATGCCTTTTCTAAACTTGAAAATTATTTAGAGACAGGGTATAAAGATTTATTGCCTCAAGTAGACTTAGTAGAAAAGAAAAGAAAAGGTGGATATAAAAGAAAATTTTGCCTATAAGTGGTATATAATAAAGAAGTAGCCAAAAACAATAACCAATGTAAAACTAAAACTTATTTTAAGTAAGTTTGTAAAAACCAAAAATCATGAGTGAAGATAATAAAAATATCTCCTTAGACGACATATCATTTGATGATATGCTTGGTGAGGGAGTTAGCACGGAGACTGCAGAGGCAGCTCCAGAGGTTAAGGAAGAAGTTAAGGATACTGTAGAAGCAGATGAGCTAGATGCAGATGCTAAAGAACTTAAAGCCGAAGAACCTGAAGAAGACATTGTAGAAGAGGAAAAAGTTGCAGAAAAGAAAGAGGAAGAAGTTGAAGAAGATGCTCCTGAGTCTGATACTGTAGTTAGTGAGATTTTATCTAAACTAGGCTACGAAACAGATGAAGAGTATGAGGATACTGCTGACGGACTATTAAAACTTACTCAAGATATGAGTGGTAAAATAGCAGAATCTCAGTTAGATGAACTTTTTGAAAAATTCCCTTTAGTTAAAAATCATTTAGAATATGTTATAAATGGTGGGGAATCTCAAGACTTTATGCAAGCTTATGATCCAAAGTTGGATTATAATAAAATAGAAATTGATGAAACTGACTCTCGTAGCCAAAAAGCAATCTTATCAGATTACTTTGCTGGAAAAGGTCATGATAAAGATTTCATCGAAGAGCTGTTAGAAGATTATGAAGATACAGGTAAATTGTATCAGAAAGCAGAAGCAGCAAAAAAAGCATTAGCTACATCTCAAGGGGAAGAGCGTCAAAAGTTAGTAACTAGACAAAAAGAACAAAGAGAGCAGCAAGCTAAAAAGCAAGAAGAATTTTGGAGTGGAGTTCAAGATACTATTAAAACTTCTAATGACTTTGCAGGATTAACAGTTCCGCAGAAGGATAAAGGAAAGTTTTTTGATTACATTTCAAAGCCCGTAGATAAAGAAGGGCACACACAACGTGATTTAGATCATAGTGAAGCTGAAATAGAAGTGAAGTTAGCAATTGATTACCTTATGTATAAAGGTTTTAAATTAGATGACATCATTAATAAGAAAGCTAGAACTAAGAGTGCTAAATCCCTGAGAGATAAAATCTCTAAAAACGAAGAAAATCTTAAAAGTGCTCGTAAGGCATCTAAAAGAAGATCTACGTTTGATATAGATGATTTAGATCTTAGTATTTAATTAGGCAATTAGTGGAAACACGACTGCATATATAACTTTTAAAATAGATAAAAAATGGCAAATGGAACAAATATAAGCGTTCAAAAAACGTTTTATAACGATTCGCAAATGACTGACATGAACAGTCTTGCAAATGCGTTGTTGTCTAAGCCTGCTGAATTATCTCCAATCATTACTCA